GTAGAAACTCTCGTAGTTTCTGGGACTAATCAGAGACGCGCATGTTTGCATGATACCTTTGTAAACCATTCTCTGAATATAGGCATTCATATTCTTATCCCATCCTTTGAAGTCACCGGCAACAAAATTTGTTCCGACTTCTTGGAGATAAGAGTATATCATGTCCATATCATATGAGTACTGGTTCAATCCGACAACATGTGACAACTTATCGTAGGAGTGGTTGTAGGCAATCACAAATGATCCAAAGATCATTCGGAAAGCAGTGTTAGCAATAACATCACCTCCATAGATAATTCTGCATCGTCGCTGATTAATTTTCTTTTCACTTACCAATTCGTCCTTAAGGTAAGCTACAAATCGACCCTTTTCGCATTCCCCCCTATCAAATGCCTCAACGAAATTCATCACAAGGTCTTTGAAAAGAGGGTCATATCCGAGCCTCCCGTCCTCTCCGAACCAGAAAAACTCCTTCTTGCCTTGTCCTTTTGTGATCTTACACAAAGGATAGCCAGCGCTCGTATGTCTGTTCATTGAGGTCAACAATCCGGGGATTCCACCAACAGCCTCTTCAAAGGTCAATCGTCGTTTGGGGAACACCCACGTCAAGTTCCTGCGCATATGATGCATTGTCCCAGCGACAGCTCTGTCTGCCCTCAGCTCATCACATGGTGGCGAGAGCCGGCTCAGAGTGTCGTTGATCATATTTACAAGGGGATCTTCATTGTTGGCTCGGGGGTCGACTGGGCTTAGCAACGGTAGATGTTTCTTCGGTGTTTCAGGCATTTCTGAGGCGATAATACTCGGTCTTATCTTCGAAACTCGTGATAAAATTACCCTCTCTTGAGGGGGCAACATAACACAGCTCACAAGACCGGGGCCCTGGAAAAGACTTCCTTCCGTTGAGAAGTCAACCGTCTCTGGAACAACACTCAGATCATTAAAATTGATCAGTTGTTCCAGCATCTCCCTGGTGATAGGCAACGCTAAGCCGTATAGCCCATCACTACGTCCTTTTGTTCCTGATCCGGCGACGTGCATGCCGATAAACATACCAGGACAGATGTTTCCGTACGATTCCAAAAGCAACCCACACCATCCGGGACCATTTCCAACACCTGTATATGTTAGAGCAGTTCCAATATGGAATGTATTTCCATGATGGTCGTAGTTGCGATGGTTTTGTACAGAAACACGTGTCGTGGCTGTTGATCCATCAGGTTGGACAATACAAACGTCTCCTCCATTAAACTTAGCAAAGTCTTCATCACGCCAGAATTTGTTAAGCATATTGGGGAAGCCGTTTATCTTCATTCGGGGGGGTAAGCAAATCATTACAAAATCACTCACATTGTCATTTATCTTCAATTCGCGGATCATATTACAACTGTAAGGAACTGTATCAATACAATCCTTATAGCTGACAGTGATTTCGCCGTGTGTGTAAATTTGTCCGTTCTCGTTCAAAAGGGAATGACGATGTGTAATAAATTTGGATGCGCAGATGGGCATACCATTTTGCTGGCTCAAAACCTTACCATTTATTTTCAAATAGTATTTTAACCCAGTAAATGAT